CCCGCTCTCACTAGTCTGACTCCACATCAGGGGTTGGGCTTGGGCTGGTTGATAAGGCCAGTTCGTCCGTACAGTAGTGAGAGGAATTTGATGGGCAAGTCTGTGAATAGATCGAGATCGTGGCGGACAGGTTCTGTCAGCGGTCGACGTCGTTCCTCACAGTTTGTCGGGTGGACTTCCTACGATGATCCAGGTGTCCTCAACTCTGAGGGCTACATTGGCCAGAATAACTACCGCGTGAGCGGTCACTGGTCCGGCGGCGGGTTCTGGCTCCTTAATCGGAGCACGACCTTCCTTAGTCCGGAATCTGTCGTTGGCGCACCCCTCGGCTTGATTGAGGGGAACGTCAGGATGGGGTCCAACCTTGCAGGGGTTGTCGGTTTGACGATTCCTGCAACACCAACGAATTCGCAGGCTGACGCGCTTGGTGCAACTGCTATTGCGCGCACAGAACCAACGAATCCGGCCTTCGACATGAGCACCGCCATGGGCGAGCTAATGCGCGAAGGGATTCCCAAAGCACCCGGGTCCGATGTCATGTACGCCACTCAACGCGCGAAAGCTGCGGGGAGTGAGTATCTGAATACGGAGTTCGGGTGGCTCCCATTGGTGAGGTCTATCAACGACTTTGCTAATGTCGTGAAGAATCACGATGAGATCTTGCGGAAGTACCAAGAAGGTGCAAACCGCACGATTCACAGGGAGTATCACTGGCCGTCGGAATCGGCATACGACTGGGACCCTACAGGGTTCGGAAGTGTGCCTACCAACGGTAATTTCACGGGTGGAGGCAGGTATCAAAATGCTGGTAAGAACCAGTGGTTTGAGGTGGACTATGTCTACCATCTACCTGTTACACCAACGCAGGACAACAAGTTCCGGCGTTATGGGAGCAATGCTCGAAAGTTACTGGGCATTGATCTCACTCCTGAGGTTCTTTGGAACCTCGCCCCGTGGAGCTGGGCCGCAGACTGGGTGACTAACGCTGGTGACGTACTACACAACGTCAGCGCACTCGGTCAAGACGGCTTGGTGATCAGGAATGGCTACATCATGTGCCATACGTGGCGGACAATCATAGACACGGGCCAGTACAACGGCGCGGGTCCACTGTGCGTCCGCAAGATCGTCACCGAAACGAAGTTTCGGCGTCCTGCTACACCATACGGATTCGGCGTGTCCTATGACGGGTTATCAACCCGTCAGAAGGCAGTCGTGTTGGCACTGGGAATTTCCCGGTGGTGACCGTGAAACGACAGTTGAGACGATTCTTCGTCTTCACTGGTTCCTTGGTTCTAGGGCTCCTTTTAACCCTAGGATTTTTCACACATGACCCGATTCCCATCGGGCCACTCAACATTGGAGATGCCTCTATGTTTTCAGATCCGCAGAGCGTTACGATCAACGCTGTAGCGAATTCGCTGCCGCGTATTTCTTCTGGCACCCTTTCGGGGGCATTCCAGAAGGACGACGGGTTGGTCAAGCTGTCTGTGTCCCACCAGGTGGGCAAGCGCAGCCGTCACTTCATCCGTCTCGATCACTCGAAGATTGCCGCTGACCCCCTGCTTGCAGGGGTGAACGTCAAGGCTTCGGCGTCTTGTTGGATGGTCGTCGACGTCCCCGAAACGGGGTACACGGTGACCGAACAGAAGCAGATCGTGGACGCCTTCACGGCGTATCTCACTGCTTCGTCCGGCGCGAATGTGACTCGGCTCCTCGGAAACGAGAGCTAGGGTCACCTCTTCAACCTAGACTAGAGGCTATGGATCGACGTCCCCTGAGAGGGGTAGCCGTGAAAAGCCTGATGTCTCTGTGGAGAGTCGTGGCAGCAGAAGCTGCCACGAGATGTCAAACTAGCACTATCCGCGACATACAAACTGTCGCGGATCGGGTCAGAGCGGAGGGTGACGGGTTCTTAACCATCACTCTCCCCACCTTTGGTAAGAGTCTCGAGAGAGCGCTCGAACTTGGTGGTTTTGACAACGCCTCGTTTCCCAATTTCGGGCGACGAGGAGGATACCCGGAGTTTCTCCGCGGATTCCTTTGTCAGATATTTGACCCATGTGGTACACTGCTTGACGAGCCCAACGTGGATTGCATCCGCGCTGTGCGTCAGTTAACCCTGATGTACGGCAAGATCGAGCGCCCCGCTACTAAAACGCGGGAAGCTCGCGCCATGCGCCAGTTCGTCGAGACAGAGGTTGAGATTGGCAGTTTGGATCCAATCGGCTACGAGGAATTTCTTCCCCACTACCTCAAGGCTGCCACACTGCTGTGGGCTGATGTGTTTGCACACGTCGAGAATACATACCTCGACACGCATCAGATTCTGCGTGACTGGGAGAACAACGAGCCTCAAATGAAGGTGGCTCGCGTCCAAAAGGATCAACTCGATCCTGTTCTCTCAGACGCCGATCTCAGATCGGCTTTTATCGCAGACCCAGGGAGGTTTACGCGTAGCGATTCTTCACCCTTCGGGGTGGGTCTCACTCTCGCGGAACCTTCGGAACCGCAACATCTGTTCCGTTCTGAGCAACCCCTCTGCGACTGTTTCTATGTCGCCGGGAAGGCCCAGACCCTGGTCCCCAGGCACGGACCTGGTGCTACCGCTGATCGGCTGACGGGCAACCGGAAGTTTGATATCAGCGAGTGGCCTCTCAGGTTGGAGCGCGCGTTTCCGTACGGAGATTACGCTCTCCCTAGCTGGCGTTTTTACGACCAGCTGGACCGTGTCCAATTTCACGAGCCTGGTGCGGAGCGACCGGTAAAGGTCATCTCCGTTCCTAAGACGCCCAAGACACCTAGGATTATCGCCGTTGAGCCGACTGGCATGCAATACTGTCAGCAGGCCCTGGCGCATGGATTCGTCCATGCACTGGAGCACTGGTCCGAAGTCACCGCTGGACGCGGTGGTCAGGATTCTGCTCTCGGGCGATTTTTCATCGGATTCGAGAAACAAGAGCCAAATCGGCTTCTTGCTCGAAAGGGCAGCCTCGATGGCAGCCTGGCGACGCTCGATCTGAGCGAAGCTTCCGACCGTGTCTTGAACCAGCATGTACTGCTCCTGTTCTCTAGATTCCCTCAGTTGTCCGAGGCTATCCAAGCGACAAGGAGTACGAAGGCTGATGTGCAAGGCCATGGTGTAGTACACCTGGCCAAGTTCGCGTCAATGGGCTCCGCGCTCTGCTTTCCTGTGGAAGCGATGGTTTTCCTTACCATTGTTTTCGCTGCGATCGCCAAAGAGCGTCGTGTTCCACTGAACCGCAAGTTCATCTTGGACCTGCGGGGCAAAGTGCGTGTCTACGGGGACGATATCATTGTCCCCGTCGACTGTGTTGGTCCAGTGATTCAGGCACTCGAAGCCTTCGGGCTCAGAGTGAATTCCGACAAGTCTTTTTGGAACGGCAAGTTCCGCGAGTCTTGTGGGGGAGATTACTACGACGGAGAATGGGTAACCCCTGTTCGCGTAAGAAAAGATCTCCCTCAGTCACTGGCTGACGTTGAGCAAGTCGTCAGTTTGGTAGCGCTCCGCAACAACCTCTATTGGAGTGGTTGGTGGAGTACTGCCAGGCACCTGGATGACTGGCTGTCGATCCTGTTGAAGGGTCGGTGGCCAGTTGTTGCAGTGACGGCGTCCGCGTTGGGACGTGAGTCCGTTCTGCCTTACCAGGCGGAATGGTTCCACTCTCACTTACACACCCCGCAAGTTCGTGGGGCGATTGTGAGTTCTGTTACGCCGGTTTCTATAGCCAGCGGGACAGGATCGCTGATCAAGTTTCTGATCAAGCGCGGTGAAAATCCGTCGCAGGATCCGAAGCATCTTGAACGTCAGGGACGTCC